TGGGGTTGTGTGTAATGGGGCTTACTGTAAGGTACTTATGTAACTTTCGGGCGCATCTGTTTTTGTACCGCCCTTTGTACCGACCCTGTCAGTACCTGGCTTATTGCGGGGAAGTGTGCTATGGCCTGTGTGTCGCACCTCACACACTTAAAACTTGACTCAGTCCACGAACCTAGTAGAGTTATCCATGTCGAAAGGAGAACGGCATGAAGTTCAAGAGATACAAGGACGCACGCAACTGGGTGATTCAGAAACTCCTTGATGCGGGCTTTTTCGCCACTCAATTCAATATTGAGCAGATGGTCGCCCACCTGTTCACTTCTCGGGGCATCGGCGAGGATTTTGAACTGTACCTCGACGCCGACGCGGACTTCCGTCTTGAGGCGATCAACGCCATCAAGGTGCCCCGGCGCGATGAGATGAGTGATGGTGTCTGGGCGGCCCGTATGGGTCGCGTCGCTGGTATGCTGGGGGTTGATTTTGGTGATTGCACTGCGGATGAGATGGAGTCGTTGATATGGGAGAATGCGCTCATTGCGGCGGTTCTGAGCAGGAGCGTGAAGTGAATGTTCATCCTGCTTCATATGATTCCTTTGCTCTTCTTGATTATCTGGAGTCTCTATCGGAATCCATACACTTCAAGCATGAAGGAATCCTCGATTTCAGTGTCCTGGGACGACAGTACATTGTGGAGGTGGACTCCAGAACGCTCTGCACAGTTACGACGTCTCATTGGAGAAGTCGCGAGCACGTCCGAGACGCCTTCGATTACTTCTCCGGGATGGTTGAGCAGCGTTGCAAGAAGTAGTTGATGCATTCCTCCTGTACCTATTAGTGGCCGCCTCATTCACTCTTATTTGGTGGTCGGGAAGGAAATAATGGAATACAAAATCGTGATGGACCAGAAAAATGGGGCCATGACGACCCGCCGCTCCAACCTGGAGGAATGGGTCGCCGACGTGGATATCGCCGGCGACACCTACTCGATTGCTTTCCATCAGAACAACATCGTTATCGTCCCACCGGTTGACCAGCAGACCCTGCTCCCCCGGAAGGTGCGCTACGAGGACTTGGAGGACGTCGTCAAGCAGTGCCTCCTCGTGTTCGCCAAGCAGGTGACACTCACCGCCGTCTACAAGGACCGCATCCAGATCAACAACGGTGACACTCTCAACATCACGTGGGAGTCCAAGGGCGACGGCAAGTGGGAGACGCGTTTCCCGTACAATGGGGTTACGTACGTGGTCACGGCGACGGCGACGGATTCCATGACGGCCTTGACGATGGGGCAGCCCTCTCCCGCCTCGCCGATGGTGACGGCAACAATCAGCACACCGTTCGACAGAAAGAAGATCTATCAGACACTTTCAATTCTCGGCCCATTCCAGATCGATTGGTTGACAAATGAGATTTACAATCAGTAACCAAGAAGGTGCAGATATTCCCGTCAACATTGTTCGGGTCGGCAAGGCCTGGTCGGGCTCCTGCCACCCGTTTGGCGGTGAGATGCGTATCATGGTTGAGTTCCAGTCGCCCTACACTCACGCGAACTGTTGGTTCAATGGTGATTTGATGACGACGATGATGGTCCGCAACTCCCCTACTATCATGAATGTTGTCGAGAACCTTCTCGCCTTGACATTCCCTGACAACAAGTTCTATACTAACCTTGAAGCGTCTCATCCGGAAACGCTTCAATCCACGCTCTTCTAAGAAAGGAAAGAATGATGAGCACCGACATCACTACCACTGTCAACTTCCAGGACACCCTCGACGCCTCCGGCGTCTTCACCACCGTCAAGGGCACCGACATCGAAGCCAAGAAGACGGTCTTCAGCGCCGTCAACGACGCAGAGCCTCTCTCCGACCACCTCGGCGAGACTCTCGACGTGGTTGACATCGTCGCCCACAAGGTCGAGGTCGCCAACGAGGAGAGCGGCGAGATTGGCGAGGCGACCCGCGTCGTCCTCCTGACTGCCGACGGAAAGGCGCTCGCCTCTGTCTCCGTCGGCATCCAGGGCGCCGTCCGCAACATTCTGGCCTTCTTGGGCGAGCCGTCCACCTGGGACAGTGCTGTGAAGCTCATCCCCGTGGAGCGCAAGGGGCGCCGTGGTTTCCGGTACATGAGCCTCATGCTCGCCAAGGACAAGTGAGATAGGTTAGACACTAGCCGCCCTCCCCCGCCCGGNNCACATGGGGTTACAGGAGAAGCGGGCTGAGGCGCTCAGGTTGGAGCGTCAGGCGTCGATGAAGATTCAGCAGATCGCGGCAGGACGCTATGATCCGCTCGGGTCGCGGAGTCTGCTGCACGAGATTAATAACGGCCGGTATGGTATTGATATCACGGGTACCAAGTATGACCCGAGAAAATCAGAGCGCCTCGTGAAGCGGTATACCGGGAAACAGTTGGACGCTCACATCGAACGTCTCAAAGGCTTCATGACCCCGACGGTTGGTTTTTACCGCGATCATGAGGGTCATGTGGTGACGTCGCAGGCGATGCGGTCGCTCTATACGGCGGTGAAGTCTGCGAATGCCAAGAAAGAGGCTTACGTCAATAAATATGAGGAGGTCAATCCCCCGTGGCTGGGCCCCGACATGACAGTCGGCCAATACGACAGAACGTTCAGGCAACGCATTAAGTTCGACGGGTCCGCTATGACCGAGAGTTTGCGTCGTGGGGGTTTTCCCAAACCCACTCAGTTTATGAGGCCTGATGCGATCGCGATGCGGGAGAAGAAATTGCGCGAGATGATGAATCCTGCCGACTTCAAGGAAAAGGTTGCGGGCATCAGGCAGAACATTGTCAACATGTCCTTGTATACGGGCAGTGACTTACCGGACAAGTTTATGAGTCTTGACGACGAAACTTTGTATTTCATGTGGACGCATGATTCGAACTTGGCTGATGCCCTGGGGATGGTGTACTTAGGAACACTTCCTGAGAACGAAGAAGTCGGTGATGCCTACATGCTTGCGGAGTTGGGTGAGGACCGGCTGCAATCATTGTGGGACGATGTGGAGGGATGGTCCCTTGAGGAAGCGTACCGAGACACGCCTGAACAGCGCCGACTTCGAAAGCGTGGACGACGTAAGCCCCGAAACGGGCGTCGCCGTCGGAAGTAGGGTTTGGGCGTGGGGAGTGCAGAATATCCGTGACCTGGAGCAGTATGATACGGGTACGGACATCGAGTCGTTCATAGAGTTCATCCTCCGCTCCCCCAGCGTCACCTACTTCCACAACCTTGCTTTCGACGGTGTTTTTATTCTCGATTATCTTCTCAAGGCCGGGTACGAAGTGACTGAGGACAGGTCCGTCCCGTATCGCATCGAGACGACGATTGATGGTTTCGGTAAGTTCTACAGGATTATTGTGCACGCCGGGAAGATGCGTGTCGAGTTCCGGGACTCACTGAAAAAACTGCCCATGAGCGTGAAGGCGATTGCGAAGACTTTCGATCTGCCCATCCAGAAAGGGGAGATCGACTACAAGAAGACGCGTCCTGTCGGCTACTCCCCCACCCCAGAGGAGTGGGCGTATCTGCACACGGATGTTGAGATCATGTCGCGTGCGCTCGTGATCGCGTCGAATATGGGGATGGCGGGTCTCACCGTGGCTAGTGATACGTTGAAGAACTTCAAGGCGTCCAAGATGGGCGAGCGGGGTTTCAGGGAACTATTCCCCATTGTCCCCGATGAGTGGGATGATGAGATTCGCCGGGCGTACCGTGGCGGATTCACGTATGTGAATCCGAAGTACGCGAAGCGCTTGGTAGGTCCGGGGCACGTGTATGATGTGAACTCTTTGTATCCGTCGATGATGCGCATGCGCCCCCTCCCCTATGGCGTGCCGCAGCGGCAGGACCGTGTTCCTGAGTCTGGTTTGTTTATTCTTTATGCGAATGTAAGTTTCAAACTCAAGCAGGGCATGCTACCCTGTATCCAGTTGAAGAACAATATGCGGTTCATAGGGACTGAATATCTGCACGAGGCGGAGAATGTTGATCTGGGGATGACATCGGTCGATCTTGCACTGTACCGAGATCATTACGATTTTGTAATTCATGATGTATACTACGTGTATGTGTTTGAATCGACGACGGGACTGTTCGACGATTACACCGACAAGTGGAAGAAAGTAAAGGAAGAATCGACGGGCGGCGTGCGGGCCATCGCCAAGTTGTACCTCAACTCCCTGTACGGAAAGTTCGGGACCCGTCGCACCGTGACGGGCAAACGCCCCGTGCTCAAGGACGGTCACGTGGCGCTCACCAAGGCCGAGCACGAGGAGCGCGACCCGATATACACGGCCATGGCGTGCTTCATCACCGCATGGGCCCGGGACTTCACGATACGCGCCTGTCAGAGGAACTACGACACGTTCTGCTACGCCGACACCGACTCCATGCATCTGCTAAGTGAGGCAACGGGGATCACGGAGCACTCGAGTGATTTCGGGGCATGGAAGCGGGAGGCCGATTTTCAGGTTGCGGTGTACAATCGCGCGAAGCAGTACGGTGAGAGAATTAACGGTGTTGATGAGATCCATGTGGCGGGCCTACCGAAGAATATTGCGAAAAACGTCACAGTGGAGGATTTGCTCTCAGAACAGGTGTGGCATGGTAAACTAGTACCGCACAAGGTTCCTGGGGGCGTTACCCTCAGGGAGACACATTTTACATATAAGGTTGATTAACATGAGCAAGAAGAACGTGACCACCACGATTTCCACTGACCTGCACGCTTTCCTCGATGAGAAGCACTGGGCGGAGCGCAAGAGCCTGTCCGCGCTCCTGTGTTCGCTGGTTGAGTACGCTGCTGTGCAGACACTGGGTTATGAGCCGCCGGCCGCGGAGTCGGATGACGCCGCGTGAGGATAGCCTACGGCGTGAAGCCGCCTGACGCGATGATCGTGAGACTGGCCGTCTTCGTCAGACGCTCTCCGTCAAGCCGGTGATATGATAGGGTGAGTGCATGAGCACTCACCCTATCTTTATGTGAGGAAGTAATGGATTTCCATAACATGATCGATGCGATTCAGAATCCAGGTGAGGAGGGGATTCCCGAAGGTATTTATGATGATCTTCGGGGCGCCTACGATTCTCTTCAGGGTAATTTTGATGCGGCGTCGGAGAAGATCAAGAGCCTGACCGATGAGAACTCCGGTTTCAAGGACCAGATTTCGGATCTTAAGTCCAAGTCGTATGATCTCATGACTCAGATTGGACTCAAGAATGATGAGCACGGTAACGACGACCCGTCCGCCGCTGTGAACGGGCCGAGCGACGATGATGGTAGTATTGATGCGTTCTTCGCCAATAAGGAGGGCAAGTAATGCCTAGGAATCTCGGGGGCGTCCGCCCCTTCGACAATGTCGAGATCATGAACCGCATTCGCAATGATGCGTCGTACGACTATCAGCGGCGCATCCCGGACGTGACCAAGGCGAACGTGACAGAAACCGTCCGCGGTCTCATGCAGTACACGCCCGCCTGGAACGAGTTCACCGATGCATTGATCAACAGGGTCGGCTCGTATATCACGCGAGATATTTCGTGGAAGAATCCTCTTGCGCCGTTCAAGCGTAATAGCCTCCAGTTCGGTGACACGATTGAGGAGGTTCAGGCCGGCCTCCTGCGCGCCTACTCGTACTCCCCCGACCGGGAGTATGGTGAGAAGGCGATCTTCGGTACGGAGAAGCCTGACGTTGCTTCTCAGTTCCACACTGTGAACAGGCAGGAATTCTATAAGATCACCGTGAATCGCGACCAGTTGCGCCGCGCCTTCCTGGACGACTCGGGTCTTCAGACGTATCTGAACCAGATTCTCCAGATGCCGGCGACCAGCGACTCGTGGGACGAGTTCCTGCTCACCATGTCCCTCCTGCGCGAGTACCAGGACGGCGGCGGCTTCTGGCACACGCAGGTCCCCGACCTCCAGTCCCTGGGGGCATCCAAGTCGGACGGGGAGACGTTCATCAAGAAGGTTCAGGCGTGCGCTGGCAACCTCAGGTTCCTGGACACCAAGTACAACGCGGGTAAGATGCCCGTGTGGGCCCGTCCCGAGGACCTCATTCTCATCACGACCCCTGAGGTCATCGCCAACATCAACGTGTCCACATGGGCCGCCGCGTTCAACCTGGACAAGCAGCAGATGGAGGCGCAGATTATCTCTGTGCCCAAGTCGCGCATCAACATCGATGGGGCGCAGGCGATCCTGACAACCAAGGATTTCTTCGTCATCGCCGACAACCTCCTGGAGAACACCTCTCAGCCGAACCCCGTGTCACTGGGCCAGAACTATTTCCTGCACCACTGGGAGGTCATCAGCGCGTCCCTGTTCGTGCCCGCCGTCATGTTCTGGACGGGCGCCGATGACGAGAAGGTGAATGTTGTGACGCCCAAGAACCTCGAGCTGAAGCCCGACGTGTTCCGCCACGCGGATGGTCGCACCGTCAGCAGCACGGACAAGATGAAGCCCGGCGAGAACGGGTACCTCACCTACACGATCGTCGGCACGGACCTGCCGAGCGACGCGGAGATCCCGGTTGACTTCACGATGACGGGCAACAAGTCGCCGCGGTCGCGCGTCTACAACGACGGCGTGTTCGTGATCGCCTCGGACGAGACGGCCTCGTCGGTGACGATCTCCGGTCGAATCACCGGCGGTGGTGCGTTGAAGACGAACACTGACCCGGCGAAGGCGGGCGGTGCGTTCAGCTGGTCGCTGGAGATCGACCCGGCCCCGAAGGTCTGGCCTAAGAAGTAAGCCGCCTCACTGTTCGTGGGCCCTCTCCCCTGCCCGGGGAGGGGGCCCTCGAACTATCTCGATTCCCAACTAAAACGTTGGAGTTGGAGTGTGCCGGATTTTCTCCACAGACTAGCGGTATAGTACGTATGTTCGATTGCGCCCGTCGCCGGCCTGTGCTATGCTGGGTTCGCTCCGGTCAAGGTTGTGTCCGGTAGTGGGTTGGGAATACGCCGCGGCCCCGGGGAGTTCTTGCCACCGTTCTTCGCCCCGGGGTCGTGGTGTATCATTTTGCTATGAATGCTATTACCCGCCCACCGAAGGATATCGGGGATTTTGGGCTTAATTTCGATTATTCTATTTGGACGCCGAACACTGACGTTTACCTATGTAATGTCCCGTGGGATGCAACCTACCGCGATGTCGTATGGTGGGATAATTATGACGAATCTTTTGAGGCCATTGTTCACGGTCATAAGAAGCACTCCACATGGACGCAGATTCATGGCTTGACATACTGTGCTCAAGGACGCCCGATTCGTATTGATGTTCCATTCTCCAAGGCCAACACATATAATTATCTTATCGCCAGGAACAACGAGGACCACGTCAACACGCGGAATACATTCTATTATTTCATTACGTCAGTAGAATATGTGGCTCCCAACACCACCGAGATCACCGTCCAACTCGACGTGTGGCAGTCCTATATGCACGAGTGGGAGATCACACGCTGCTACGTTGAGCGTTCCCACCTTGGCATCGCTGCCGAAGAGGCATGGACTGACAACGGGCGCCGCTACCTGACCGCACCCGAGGGCCTCGACACGGGGGCTGAATATATTGTCGGTGACGTCTGGAGGGAGTTCGTCGCCGCCACGCCGGTTCCCGAGGAGGGTCAGGAGTATGACACGGCGAACTATGACGTCGTCGTGACGTCCACTGTTGATCTGGAGGAGGATTACGGGAGCGCCGATGACCCCAAATTCACGACCGCCAAGGGTAGCATTGCTGAAGGGCTGCCGAACGGGTGCGCCGTGTATGTGATGCCGGTGGACGCTTTCACGACGATGGCCGAGGCACTATCCTATGCTCCGTGGGTGGCCCAGGGTATTGTGAGCATTACCGCTATCCCCAATGGCGTTATTGATTGGGATAAACTTGATGGCCGAAAAACGAAGCTGCCCGATGTTCCGCACGACGGTAAAAGCGCCGTGAATGCAGACGTTTTTGTTGCCAAAAAGGGGTTTGGTGACGCATTTCAAAATAACAAAACCATTGAATTGGCCGCCCCGTTCCGGACTGACACGCACATTCCGGATCGCTACAAGCACCTGTGGAAATTCTACACCGCGCCGTACATGTGGTTCGAACTCACCACGTTCACGGGGACTCCGCTCATGATTCGTCCTGAGGCGGTCGTCGATTGGAAGTTCAATGTGACCCAGTGGGCGCATATTGTGCCCCCGAACCCCAGGATCATGTTCACAGTGAACAATCTGAACGCGTCATCGTTCGGCGTCACCGACTACTGGAACGGGCGTTCTGAGCATTTCGACGTGATGACGGGGTTCGCGAACTTCCCTACGTTCACGCTCACCAACAACTCGTACCTCATGTACACTGCGTCCAATGCACACCAAATCGCCTACCAGCGGCAGTCCGCCGAGTGGGGGCAGCAGAAAGCACTGCGCGGCGCATCAACCCAGTTCGCTCAGGCGCAGGCGTCCATGCAGCAGGGTACGGACATGACGAACCTGGGCAACGCATACAACACCCAGATGGCGCAGTACAACGCCAACCAGCAATTCATGCGGTCCGGCGTGAATGCCATCGGTTCCGGTGTTGCCAGCGCCTTGGGTGGCAACATTCTCGGAGGCGCGATTAACGCGCTCACCCAAGGCTATAATATGGGTAACGAGTACGGCACAGCCCTGGAGAACAACCGCATGCGGGCCGAACAGGCATCCGCCATGACGAATTTGAAAAACTCCTACGGCAAGTACTTTGCGGACTCCAACTTGCAGATGGCCAAGTTTGCCGCCAACGGGGACTACGCCAACGCTATCGCGGGTATCAACGCCAAGATACAGGACAGTGACGTGATCGCCCCGACAACGTCGGGGCAGACGGGCGGGGACGCGTTCATGCTGTCAGCGGAAGGATGGCAGATTGTGCTACGCCAGAAACTTATCGACGTCGGCACGATGGTGCGGATCGGCGAGTTCTGGCTGCGATACGGGTACGCGATGAATGTGTTCAATCGCCCGCCGAAGAATTTCCGGTGCATGGAGAATTTCACGTACTGGCAGATGAAGGAGACCTACATCCGATCCGCGACGTGTCCGGAGGGGTTCAAGCAATCGATTCGTGGTATATTTGAGAAAGGTGTCACTGTATGGCACAAGACATTCACCATCGGTAGCGCCCTCATCGGGGATAACGAACCACTGAAGGGAATTCACCTTGACTTCACCTGACGTTAATAAGCAAAAAGATTGGGTAGCCAGCAAGATCTACCGCCCCTTCAATGAAGGGCAAGGCGCCGGCTATAAACTAAACCCCGTTCAGACTCGCGAGACTCAGTTGATCGCGATGTACGAGCGCATTCTCATTGAGATGTGCTCCAACCGCTTCAAATGGGTCGGCATGCCCGACACCGTTGACTTGCGGTTCCTGGAGATGACGCTTCTGCGTGATGCGTTGAGTGTCTTCTACTTCGATACCGAGTTCCAGCGGTTCATGACCCTTCGGGCCACAGGGCTCGGGGAAGTCAACATGTACGATAACCCCACCGGTTATACCGTGTACGGAAATCAAGTTTTCTCAAGACAGCTATCGGGTAACGAATGCGTGCCGATCTGGGCCAATCAGACCCGAATCCCTGATTGGGATATCATCAGTATGTATTCTCAGCGTCTCGCCGCACTGGACAGGACGCTGGAGATCAACATGTTGTCGGCCCGCCATCCGTTCGTGTTCGCTGTCAACAATAACGAATACAATTCGATGGTGCAGGCGTTCAATAAAGTTGTGGAGGGTCAGCCGGTGATTTTCGGTACTGAGGCTCTGAGCGCCGAGTCCATGGCGGAAAAAATCTCCCTGTTCGATATCGGCTACAAGCCGAATCAGATCAAGGACGTCATGGATGCGAAGGTTCGCACATGGAATGAGACGCTCACTTTATTGGGTGTTATGAATGTGAATTCCGAGAAGCGTGAACGTATGGTCGTCGAAGAGGCGTCCGGTGCTTCGGGACAGGTACTCGCCATGCGCGCCGTCGCGCTTAACGAGCGTCAACGGGCGTGCGAGCGGATCAGCAAGATGTATGGGCTGGAGGTCATGTGCCAATGGAATCTGGATGAGATGACGACGGCAGAGAATGCCGCCTTAGGCGCCGTCGCCGGCGGACTCGCTGACCAGAACCCCGGCTTGGGGAGCACTGATCTGGAGGAGATGCACAGGAATGGCTGACTATACGATTGAGCTGCGTGAGGTAATCGCACGGCAGGGTGTGGAGAATATCGGGTTGGAATCATACCCGATTTTCGACGAGCAGTACAGAGATTTCCTGAACCAAAAGATCATCGACCACTATTACTATAATGAGATCGGTCTGGAATCCGTGGACATGTTTGTGCGGCAACTTCGCACAAAAATGAATGAAATCATGCCCTATTATAATAAGTGGTACGAAGCCGAATTAATCAACGTCGATCCTCTCCTCACCCAGGATATGCACTCCAGGGGCGACCAGGAGTCCAGCGGGCGCTCTTCCGGAAAGCAGAGTCAGGCCGCCAAACAGACGACAAACACCGTATCAGCAACGAAAGCCGCCGCACGGACCGTGCAGTCCGAGACGCCGCAGGTCAGGCTTTCAGGCAATGGTGATTACGCCACGGCGGCCAACGATAATTCTTCGACGTCGGACGGGACTAATGACGTGCGTGGTTCGACGTCGGGTGATTCATCGCAGTCCGGTGAATCGTCGCAGCGCGGGTCACAGGAGTCACGATCGTGGGGTTATACTGGCCATGCGCCGCAGTTGATCGCAGCGTGGCGGGAAACATTCACGAACGTTGATATGATGGTGATCACCGAACTCCAGGAGTTGTTCATGAGCGTGAGGAGCAGCAACGATTCTCTTACCGGGAGGAGGGCCACCTATGGGCTCTGGTACTGAACCCTACAACCCTAATGATATCATCAAGGACGGCGATTATCTTCTAGTTCCGCCGGATTATCGGCTGACCAACACCGTCCCCTTCACGTACCGTGACGGGTACACGTACCTCCAGATTTTGGAGGAACTACGCAAATGGGTCAACAACGGTCTGCGCGATAATCTCTCCAATAACCTGGAGAACTTGGCGGCCGACTACAACATGAGGGTCACGCGACTCCTTGGTGACGTCCGCAAGGAACTTGAGCAGTACCATGCGTTGCCCGAGCAACTGCGCGAGCAGATCGCGGAGTCGGTGCGGAAATATGATGAAGAGTTCAAACGTTTCCAGGAGACGCTGACTCAGTGGACGAAGCGTCAATTCAAGGACGACAAATTCAAGGTCTTCAACTGGCTGACCGGTGAAACCTGCGAACTGAGCGAACTCATCTCGGACCTCCACAACCGATACACGGTTCACGGCCTCCTGGCTGACGACCTGTCCCGCATGGGGTGCACCGCCGGCGACATCGACAACTGGCCGGTCAGCATCAGCGAACTCGAGACCGAGGGCAAGAACTTCCTCACGCATTTCGGCACCTGGTTGTTCTCGCCGACGACGGGCAAATACTGTAGCCCGCAGGATGCTATTCTTGATCTCATGGAGTTCATGTGCACGGGGACAGGCTTGCTGAACCATGACTGCCGGACGATCGAGTCTCTACCTATGACAGATATTCAGAACAGGAGGGTGCAGTAATGCCCGCAACCAACAAGACACCGAATTTCAATCTTCCGCTCTACGTGGCGTCCGATCATTTCAGTGTTCTCGGCGACCTGAATGGCGCCATGAACAAGATCGACGAGAACCTTGGCTCCGCTCTCACGCAGGCGCGCACCGCGTCCCGGGACGCCACCTCGGCTCTCACCGCCGCCAACGACGCCGCCGAGAACACCCACACGGCGAAAGAATCCGCGCAGTCGGCGCTCGCCGTCGCCTCCAACGCCAAGGGCGAGTCGTCCCGCGCCCTGGAGAAGGCGACCAGCGCAGCGAACGTGGCGGACACGACGGCGGCGGCGGCTCGCGAGGCCTCCACCAATGCCGCGAACGCCCTTGCTCAGGCCACTGACGCAACCGGTAAGGCAAACGCCGCCGCCCAGCAGGCGAATGGTGCGTCGGCGTCGGCGTCGTCGGCTCTGGAGACCGTGCAGTCGCTGTCGTCTCAGATCAATGAAGCGAAGGCAGCGGGCGACAGCGCCAAGACGGTGCGCACCCGGTACAAGAAGCTGAAGTCGGGCACCGGTGAGCGGACTGTTCGCGGGTCGCAGGAGCAGAACACTGTTGTTTTCAGCGGGTCCATCCATCTTGACCCGAATGATGTGATTCAGTGCCACGCACAGATCCACCACAATTCGCGTGCCGTGCACGACCTGCACTGGGGCATTAAGTGCCAGGGGCCTAGCGGTGTCGCCGAGTACCGGTTCAACGCGGCGGTGCCGGGTGCTTTCAACGGGGCCTACATCTACTCCACTGTAGATGGCTTCTTCCACGCTGACGAGGGCGGCGGTGACTACGTGTTCTCGCTGTGCTTCCTCGGCCCGAACGATAAGGATACCAGGGTCTTCCTGGATAACACGTTCCTCGAACTGCACTGAGATAGTGTATTATAGCGCCCCGCAGGTGGTCCTGCGGGGCGCTATACTGTGCTTATGGCATTCGACGACACACATAAAGCGTGCATCATCGCCGTGCTCGCCACCGTAGAGGCGGGCAACGACTACGGCATCATCAGCGCGCCTGACACACTGTCGCTGGGGATCGGGCAGTGGACGCAGGGGCGCGCCTACGACTTACTGAAGCGGTTCCCGACGGGGACCAATTTCGGCGGGACTGTGAATGGATGGCTCGCTGAGGGTCGGGACTCGTGGACGATCGGGTCGCGACAGTATGCCTACCTGGGGAGTGGGGACAGGGCTGCGTTGTCGGGGGCCCTGGATTCTGAGACGGGGCACAAGATTCAGAACAGTCAAATGCTTGACGACCTGAACAATGACTACATCCCCCGGTGTCAAGAGCTCGGTCTGGATACCGAGAACGAGACCGAAGCGGCGATGCTGCTAATCGTCGTCATGCACAGGTGGGGTAATTACGCGAAAATCCTGAAGCGGCTGGTCAACGCCTGTCCGCATCCGGCTTCGTTGGATGACATGGCTGCGGCGATCAAGTACGAGGGCGAGTGGTATGCGGTTGGGCAGCGGTACGAGGTTGCCTATGATATGATCTCACGCCTGGAGACCAACGGTATTACATTAAATCCTGGGGACTCGCAGGATCATTCGGGTAACGCGGCGGCAGACAAGGCGGCTGATGCGAAAAAGATAAAAAGTGTCGAAGACATGGGGGACGGAACTCTCCGAGTCAAGTGCAATGACGGATCTTTCGCTCGATGCTATAGTGTTGGCACTGGTTACTGGAAAGCTTCTGCTAAAGGACAAGACAAGGCCAGTGAGTCGGCGCAGAATAACGGGGCTGCACCGGGTGGCCCAGTGGGTGAAGGCATTAAAGCAATGACCAAACTCGCGTGGGATTCGATCGGCAAGTTCGAATATCATCAGTGGTATAACGCCCGCCTGCACCCGGACCAAACCGGCGTCACCGACTGTTCAGGTTTCTGTTGGTGGCTGTATATGACGTGCTGCAACATCGATATCGGGCCGGGCGGAACCGCTGAAATCTACGGAAGCAGCACCGGGTGGGTTGTCGCATCCGGCTCAGGCTCGTTCGATGCTGCGGATCAAGTGCGTGAAGGGGATCTTGTTGTATGTCGGTGGTATTCTGGGGGTGGCCATATTGAATACTGCACCGGTGGAGGCGGGGGCTGGGAAAGTATTGGGGCACGGGGGCCTGACGGTCATCCGGAACCAAACAGCGGGTCGTTGTCCATGTTCGCGGGATGTAGTTGGGAGTTGAGGCGCTATGTCTAAGAAGAAAAAGTTCTCATACTATTCATTCGACAGGATACTGTCATATAATGCTGTCATCAACATGGTCATGGGGGCGCGCGGTCTGGGTAAAACCTACGGGGCCAAGCGCATGGTCATCCGAAATGCTCTTGAAAAAGGTGAGCAATTCGTCTACCTGCGTCGCTACAGGCCCGAACTCAAAGGGTGTAAGACGTTTTTCGCGGACATCGCCCACGAGTTCCCCGAGTATGAGTTCAGGGTTCACGGCACGGAGGCGCAGTACCGGGGGCCACTCCCCGACGAAAAAGACCCGTGGCTCACAATGGGCTACTTCCAGGCGCTGAGCGTGTCGGCGAGCGCCAAATCGATTGCGTTCCCCGACGTGACGACGATCATTTTCGACGAGTTCATCATCGAGACCGGAACGCACCACTACCTCAGCAATGAAGTGCGGACGTTCCTCGACTTCTACAGCACTGTGGACCGTTATGACGACCGCGTCCGCGTTCTCATGTTGAGCAATGCTATTTCGATCATGAACCCGTATTTCATCGAGTGGAAGATCTCGCCGTCGGATAAAATCAAGCGCTTCGGGGAGGGGTTCGTCGCTATCGAGTTCGTGGATTCCGAGCGTTTCGGGCGTGAGGTGCGAAATACGCGGTTCGGTAAATTCATCTCCAAGTACAACAGTGAATATGCCGATTATTCCATCGAGAACGAATTCAAGGATGACACGCCATGGCTCGTCATGGGAAAAACTGGGACCGCCCGATACATGTGCACGTACCGAACAAAATATGGGAGTTTTTCCGTGTGGAAGGATGGGATGCGCGTCTTCTGTCAGAAAAAATTGCCGAAGGGCAATCAGCTGAAATTCTCCATGTGTCATGACTTGCGCCCTGGAGAGGTTTTCGTCACCCACCGGGATCGTGCACCCCAGACCCTGAAGCGAATATATCGACAGGGGAGGTGCTTCTTCGACGGGCCGGAAACCAGGGAAATGTTCGCAGAATTGTTCATGAAATGAATCACAGTATTATTATTGATGTCAATATGCTCATAGGGATGCTCCCCACACTCGGTGTTCTCGCAACGTTCGCAGCATGGACCCGCCGGCAGTTGTCCAAAATGGATGACCTGCTGGATGATTGGAGGGGGACCGACGCCAGGCCCGGCGTACCACGCCGGCCGGGGGTCATGGAGCGTCTCGAGAAGATCGAGACGGACGTAAAAGAAATCAAGGAGATGAAATGAGTATTAAAACTCGCAAGTACATCTACCGTATTTGCATCGCGGTGGCCTCCCTGGCCACCGTTCTCGGCATCGCCAAGCAGGAGGTGGTGACCGCGATCCTGCCCGTCGTTACCGCCGTGCTCGCACTGGCTGACGCGAACGTCCCCGACGAGGAGGCGGGCGATGCCGACGCCCGGTGACATTGCCAGGGCCGTTGCCGACAACGACGCGATCGGGTATAGCCAGCCTGAGCGACTGACCGTCTGGGAGGATAGTCCGTGGAACGGGACTCCTCGGAACGTGGACTGCTCGGAGTTGGTGTCCTATGCCTTCGACTACTGCGGGATTTCCGCGTTCCCGCAGTCCACGTGGACGGGGAGCGTTGTGTACTGGGCGCGGCAGTACGGCGGTTTCGATATTTTCGACTACAGTGCTGATTATGATTACCAGGACAGTGACATTCTGCTGACCGATGGTCATGTTGCGATCGTCTCCGGTGATGATATCTGCGAGGCGTGGATCGCCGAGACAGGTGGCACCCATGGGGAGCGCGGCGACCAGACGGGTCAAGAGGTTCGGGTCATCGGCTTCTACGACCATCCATATCTGCACAGGTGGGACACAGTCCTTCGTTACACCAATATTACAGGAGATGATTTTGATATGACCTCTGAGGACCGCGAGATTTTCATCGATATCCGTGACCGGCTCCGCGAGATTAGCGACCAGACCGGCACCGGCATCGAGGGGCGCCGCTACGACGGCCCCATCGTGAGCAGGCTTAAGAACATCGAGGCCAACACCTATGCCATCTGGGACCTTCTGGCGCCCGGCCGGGAGGGGAAGCGGGCCGCCGGAAGCGTGTTCCAGGCGCTGTGGAATATCGGCAAGGCGCTCGCTAGTAAGTGAGCAACGTCACCCCTCCCAGTTCTTGTGCTGGGAGGGGTGTCGTGTATATGATAGACTCATCAAAGATGATATAATAGGGGAGAGTAGTATATAATGGCACGCGGTTGGATTCATGGGCGCCTCAGCGACGGCGCCGGCAGGCCCGCCAAAGGGCGCATCACCGTAACCCCCGACCCCCGCATCGTCGTGGACGACGGGGGCAGCGTCATCCAGCCCGTCATCCAGAACGTCGAGGGTGAATTCGATGTGCCCGTCGTCGTACCGGGGGAGGACACGAACCCGAAGCACTGGACGTCGCACATCGTGCTGACGCGCGAAAGCCCGCTCGTGACGGTCATGGACTGCCACGACATCCTGGTCGCCGGCGAGAACCGGCTCTCCGACCTGGTCAACCGTACCCCGGTGGCGCCCACGCACATGACCACCATCGAAGGTGAGATGCGCACCGTACGGGCGGAGGTCACCAAACTCTGGGCGGCGGTGCAGGCGGGCCGCGTGAAAGGGCCGAAGGGTGACAAAGGCGACCGGGGCGAGCCGGGGCCGGCGAGCACCGTGCCCGGGCCGCCTGGCGAGACAGGACCCAGGGGCCGGAAGGGTGACCGGGGTGACGTGGGGCTGCGCGGCGTGCAGGGTGTTCCTGGTCCCAAGGGCGACAAGGGGGAGCAGGGGCCGAGGGGCCCGCAGGGGGCCAAGGGGATCGACGGTGCTGTGGGGCAGGATGGCCCGCGGGGGCTGACCGGGCCTCAGGGGCCGCAAGGCATACAAGGGCCTGTGGGGCCTGTGGGACCGGCGGGGCCGAAGGGTGAGGATGGTAAGCCGGATTCTGGCATGCTGCCGTGGCCCGCTGGGTGGCGTGCGCAGGGCGCGGAGATCAAAGACGGGAAGGGTGTGTTCAAGCAGTACAACGGTAAAGACCTGTATCCCACCCAGTTCTTGAGGTCCCCTGACTTGGATCCGCGGAAAACTGTTTTTCCGCGTGATACCGCCTACGACGTCATGGTTACGCTGAATGTGAACAAGTCGTGCAACTTCGCCATGATCGTCCGCTACTGGAATTACGCGGAGAACAAGTGGGCGACACCGACGACCAAGGATAACTGGTACCAGCGTAATGGGCTTGATACCGGTATCCTGACGCGTTCTTTCTCGTGGACTGTTGAGAATATCCCGAATACGATGGTGTGTTTCGATCTCGTTGGGAACCGGGATGCTGAGGTATTGGATGTGCGTATTACGCCTCAGGGGTACTACAGCTCGTTCCAGAAGCAGACGTGGGAGCAGAATGATAAAATCGAGAGCCTGAAATCTGATTTTGACAAGCAGAAAGGTGCAATATCGGCGAATGCTGATTCGATTCAGAATTTGCAGTCGCAAATTCAGGCGCTCAACGAAAAGATGGTTGTGACATCCCATTTCGCCTACTACTGGGACAACATGAAGGCGGCGAACCCGAACGAAACGTACTTCATGAAAACGGACTCCGGCCTGTATGTGCAGAACATCCAGCAGTCCCCGAATCATGAGGTCGTGATCGTGACGCCGCGTTGGGAGGCGGCCGTCTGTGAGTGGATGACCGCGTGGATCTGGTTGTGGACGAGGGACCGGTCCTTGAGCGTGGAGTGGTGCATCGAGGGGAGTAGTTCAGCAGACGGTGCGAATAATAAACGTACGCACACGAGGCTCCAACAGTTCAGTCCGAAAGAGTTGTGGCAGCCCATGTGTTCAAAATGGCCGGGCACTGAGTTGAGCGGGGACGTGCAATATCTGCGCATGTGGATGAAGTTCAGTGCCAATGAATGGGACGAGAATAATAAGTGCTGGATGCGGCAGCTGACGATGGGCAGTGAGCAGACCGTCACCTGTTGACACGTGTGATTTCGGGTTGAAAGAACCGCCCCGGTGGTTGGTACCACCGGGGCGGCTCCGTGCCGTTCCTGGCCGTGTCAGGCGACGGGATAGGTCTCCTGGTAGGGGGCCAAGGCGGCCTCGCAGTGACCGACGATCACGTCCGAGGGCACGCCCCACACGTGATTGTCGTAGCCGACCAGCCATTCCAGAGACTGGTCGTCCTCGTTGACGTCGAGGTCGAAGCCCATGTTGATAAGGGAGGAGAGGAGGGCGGCGACGAGGCGGCGGTCCCCCTTGGTGGCGGTGATGGCCGTGTGGGCGACGAGGTCGATGTGGGCGACGCCCTCGTCGCTGCTGATGGTCCACCGGGTGGTGGGCACCCAGTGGAGGGTGGTGCCGCCGGCGGTGACGTCGGTGACGAGGTGGGTCTTGGTGATGGTGTTCATGGTTGGGTTCCTTTCGGTTGGGGTTGGGTTGAACTCTATTGAGTTGTTAGCTCAATAATGTCTGAACTCAGGTGGGTTTTCAAGCGAGCAAACGATTAACCTCGAGTGACGATCGCCATAAACCGATGTGTGCTTGCTGTGGTAGCACAGCATTGCCTATGAGTCGGCACGCAGTGCGGTGAGAGAAGTGATATTTGCGGATCGATTTATTAGTGAACCCCATGAGCCACTCTCCCGCGCATTCGACAAGGCTATTAAAGGATTCATTATTGACAGGCCTCCAACCAATAATCTGAAACCATTGCTCGATAGGCCATGCATCGATATCAGGATTCTCTGATATCCATGTCCGAAGATTAGGACTGCCTTTCCTTCCATATCGACCCGAGTCGTTGTTCATGCTTGCCAGGGGTGTAGGCATTGTTGAACCCGTGTATCTCTTATACATGGGCGCGCTAATGATAAAAGGCTCCTTAGCAGCAAGAAGAAAGACGCGATGACGCTTGTGAGGAGCACCGCACTCATATGCACGCACACTGTTCAGGGTCACCGTGTAACCCAGTTTCTCAAGCATGTCGCACACGTCTCTCCACGGCGCGCCCGTGACACTCTCGTAAACGACCCACGTAGGACGCGCTTGCCGTACGCGCTGAAGCGACGTGAGCCACTCGGAACTCAGGCCCAAAACGATGCCCGAGCCGGAAACGCTGTACGGCTGACACGGTGGCGACCCGATGATCAAGTCGGCACGACCATAGTCACGGGCCCACGACACAGCGTTGCCAACAATCTGATATGTGTCTTTGATGACTTCACGCGCATTCACATCGCAATCAAAGGCACGCATAAGTTGAACATCATCATGCACCCATGAGAGCACGCGATCAAAATTACCGGTGCCAGTGAAGTGTGATTCTACTATCATGATTTCTCCTTTCTGTTCATAATTGTACTGGTACAGGTGACCAAGTCAAGTCTTAAAGCTGTGAGGTGTGACATACGTGTATGTGTTATATAAAAGCTTAATAAACATAAATGTATCACCCTTATGTAACTGTCTTGTGTAAGCCCCATTACACACAACCCCA